TGCAGCACTAAGTTGTCCATCAGTAACAAATTGATTGTCTGTAGACGATAATCTAGCACCAACTGTACTAAAAGAAGAACTCGTCTTACCCACCAGCAAGTTACCGCTGCTGTCGATGACTTGCCTAGGATTACCATCCCCATCCGACAGCACGATGTAGTTGCTTGAGGTGCGGATGTCCAAGCCGCCTTGGTTGCCGTTGTAGCCGCCAAGGATGGTGTTTTTTGAGCCTGTTGTTACAAAATAACCAGAGTTTGCATATGAGCCACCAACAAAGCAGTTACCAGAGCCTGTTGTTAAGCTAGTTCCAGCACCTTGACCAATAATGGTATTATAGTTGGCGGTTGTTGCTGAAAAACCAGCACCTTGACCGATAAAAATATTGTTAACACCAGTAGTATTACTAAACCCCGCCTGATACCCAACAGCAGTGTTGTTGCTGGCGGTGGTGTTGGAGAATAACGCATCAGCACCAAAAACCGTATTAGCGCCGCCTGTCGTGTTGTTAATCCCAGCACCAGAGCCGCCCATTGTGTTATAAGAGCCTGTTGTATTTGCATACCCAGCCAAACGGCTTAGAAACGCATTATAAGTACCAGTAGTATTACTATAACCCGCCTGATACCCAACTGCAGTGTTGTTGCTGGCAGTGGTGTTGGAGAACAGTGCCTGACGACCAAACGCAGAATTGCTAGCGCCAGTAGTGTTAAATCTTAAAGCATCGTGACCAAATGCTGCGCCGTTATCACCTGTTGTGTTTGCATACAATGCGCTTGATCCGAAAGCGGAGTTGCTACTGGCAGTTAAATTAGAGAATAAAGACCTCCATCCAACGGCAGAATTGTTAGAGCCTGTTGTGTTAAAGCGAATAGAACCTGTGCCAATCCCCACGTTTTGAGAGCCAGTAGTTGTATCACCTAGTACACTATCAGCACCAACAGATGTATTGTTGCCACCTGAAGTAAGGTCAACCAACGCACCATCACCCAAAGCCACGTTGTTTGTACCAGTAGGATAATTCCCATCCAGCTTGATCGTGCCGCCATCGACTGACAGGTTGCCGCCAATGGTTAGCCCTGTCAGCGTGCCAAGGCTCGTCACGTTAGCCTGCGCGGCAGTTGCCAATGTACCAGTAATGCTTGTGTTGGCTGTCAGCGTTGTAAACGTACCAGCGCCCGCTGTCGTGCCGCCAATCGTTACACCATCCAACGTACCTGAGTTAATATCAATGCCAGTGATGGGCGTGGTACCGTCAAGCAGATCGTCAACGCTATCCCAGTTACCATTTAGGTAGCCGCCCCAATCGTCTTCATCCGCACCGACGACTGGTTTATTAAAGCTGTACGTTGTGGTTGTTGTTGGCATATCTATCTCCTATGCGGCATCAGCCCAAGTTTCGCTTGCAGCCGAAGCATCTGTCCATGTTTCCGATGTAGGGGGAATGGCAGACCAGCTATCGGTCACGCTTGATGCATCTTGCCATATTTCGCTTGCAGGATCAACCTCTGTCCAAACTTCAGCCGTGCCAGCAAGCGGCTCCCACTTTTCAATCGCATTGCAAACCGTACTGCAAACAGTACCAATAGCAGCGCTGCTAAACTGCACGCGATTTACTGTTGCAACATTTGTTGTAACGACAGCCACAGTTGGAGCAATGCTTACGACTTTCACAGCATTTGCTGCAACGCTTGCACTAGGCGTTACCGTAGCCGCGCTTTCTCTAACTCTAGTCGCAGCGCATGTATTGCTTGCGGCAATGCTAACTGCCGCGCTTTGTTCGCGCACGCGCTCCACAGATGCTGCACCAGTTGCGCTGGATGCTGCTGCGGCGTCACCCTCACGCACGCGCTGGGCTGCGCTTGTAGCAGACGCGGCAATGCTAGACGTTGCGCTGACTTCACGCACTCTTGTCGCGGCAGATGCATTGCTTGAGCTAGACGCAACGATAGACGCAGCAAGGCGCACACGCACAACAGCAGACGCCGTTGAGGTAACGCCGATAACAATGGCTTCGCCCTCTTTGAAAGCACCGCTGACGCCATACGCCTCAACGCCATATAAGCCTTTGCCGTAAGCGCTGCGGTACGTTACGTCAGCCATTTATTTAGTCCATCGTAATATCGAGGTCATTCGCTGGCAGGCGTAAAACATCGCCTGTGTCAATCGCCTTGCTTGTTGTCAGCGCTGCATAGGCAATCAGGTTGCCAGCAGAGGCAGCATCAAACACGCCAATGTGCGTGACTGTGCCATACGAGGCTGTCGCAGTCGGAAACTCAATCGCGGCTGAGTTTGTCGCCTCATTGCCAGACACAGTGAAAGTTGCGCTCTGCCGCGCGTAAGCTGTGCCAGATGTGCTGACTTCAGTACCGCTGGCATCTTCAGCAGGATTGCTTGTAAACAGCGCAATATACCAAGCTGTCGGGCGTGTGACAGACGTGGTTGTAAACAAGTAGTTTAGCGTGTGTGTTTCAAACGTATTGGATAAACTCATCAGTAACTCCGTATTTTCATGCGGCGACCAGAGCCACCAAATTTAGAACTTTCGCTTTCCGCATTTATACCATCAATCGCGTTCGTTGACAAAGCAGCCCACGTTTGCATGCGAGGATCATCTTTCAAGTATGGGGCTGAATGCACCAAGGAATTATAAAGGTAAGCATCAGGGAAGTATTCTAAAACCCAGTTTGATGTGTTGCTGGCAGACAACGCAGGTATCCGTGAGTAATAATAAAGCTCTGCCGTGTACGTCCCATCAGGCGTGGGGTAAACCTCAATTTCGCCCGCAGTAATTGCATAAAACGCAGGCTTGCCAGACGCATCGCCAGAACGATACCGACGATCTTGCATTTCTGATCTGCTAATCAACTCCAAAGACCTGTAATCGCCAGAGCTAATGTGGAAGCTAATCACCTCAAGAAAGTCAGCAGGGATCGCGCTGTACTGCGTGTCTAGCTCAGCCGTGCTGCGCTTTTCCTGACGCCAATGCCGAATGCGGCGATGCATCTCTGCCTCTGCCATCGTGATAAAATCAGGAATGACAGACGTTAAATCATCGCGGTTCAGAAAGTCTGCGATGCTGTCTTTCAGTTCGTCATAGGTTGTAAGTGCCATCTAGCAGCCCCATGCTTTGCGCGACCAATAGTTGGCGCTAAGTTTACTTGTTTTGCCCTTAATCCCACCAGAACGTGCGCAGTAGCTTTTCTTGCGGGCAGGCTGGTCTTTCTTAATACTCATGTTAGGATCACCAAAGTTCACCTTCTTAACCTGATCGCCCTCAACAGCAAGCACCTCAAACTTCTTCGGCCCACCACGGCGCGGCTTGTTTATCGCCGTAAAACCGTGGCGCTTCTTAGCTGCTGCTATCTTCTCTGCGCGTGTGCGTGGCATTACATTCCCATCATTTCTGGAGTAATGCCCATAGAGCTTAGGTATCGCGCATAACCGCGCTGATAGTTCGCTGGGTCTAGGTAGCGATCTGCGCCTGACATAGCTGCACGCTCCGCATCAACAAAATCACGGAAAGACATGACACCCTGCGGCATAGCTGGGGCAGAAGGTGACATAGCTGATGGGTAGGGCGCTCTAGTCGAGTAGTCTTGACGGCGCGTGTAGTCGCCAACGTAATCTGGGGCTATGTTTGGCTGCTTGTAAAACTCAGCGCCATGTGTTCTTAGCGGAACTGCTTGATTACCAACTCTTGGAAGCGGCATATCAGGCGCTCCCATTCCACCAACAACGCTATCCATGCTGCGATACATTGAAGGATACTGCGCTCCACCAACAGCTTGATCCATGCTGCGATACATTGAAGGATACTGCGCTCCACCAACAGCTTGATCCATGCTGCGGTACTCAGGCGCAACAGGCACTCTGAACGAAGTCGCACCTTGCTGATTACGAGGATCAAACTGATCCTGCTGCAAGCCACGCTGACGTTCCATCTCTGCAGCGCGGGCAGACATAAGTTCCTCACGGGTGGGCTTAGTCCGTCTTACTGCGGGTGCTGCAATAGGGGCTGCTTCTGCCTCCGCTTCCTCTGGAGCTAACAGCCCAGCAGCGCGATACGCAGCCTCACGCTTTGCTTTACGACCTGCATCTTCAGAGCCATACGGGGTTGCGATCAAGTTTGCTAAGGCAGAGAATATGCCACCACCTTCAAACTTATCGCCCATGCGGCCTGCGCCACCACCGTCAATCATATCCATAAAGTCTAAGAAACGCGCTTGATCTGGCATTACTTTTTCCTTTTCTTCGCTTTTGCTTTTGCCACAGCCTTCAAGTCTGCGCCTGTTATCTTCTTGCGAGGCTTTGCCATAGCTGCCAGCTTTTTTTGCTTTGGGCTATACTTAGAATACGGCATTACGACTTCACCTGCTTTTCCCATTCATAACATTTAACTTGGGTAATTGTATATGTTGGATATTTGATCTGCAAAGAGGGAACCCCATTCTGCATGAAATCCGCTATGCACTCGTTCTCATCAGCATACGCAGGCCCACCGACTGCAAAGCAGTAATTCTGAGCGCATAAGAGAACAAATGCAGTAAACATCACATCACTTCTTACCCTTCTTTTTGGCTGTCTTAGCAGCCGCTTTAAACGCCTTGGCAGTCGGCGCACCTTTACTTCCAGCCTTGCGCATCTTCTCGCCGCTGCCCGCCGCAATACGCTTACGCTTAGCATGGATGTTGGCATAAAGACCCTTTGCCATTACTTCTTAGCCATGCACTTACCCTTGCGCTTGCACGCCATAGGGGTTGGACAACCTTTACACGGTTTAAACTTAGGGGCCGCTCCCATTTTCTTTCCATACGCCATAAGTCACTCCTTTTGCTGCAAACGTATCACATTACGCAATTCCGCGCAAATTCCGTTTTATCGCACCTCGCCATGAGCTAAACGCACCGCTTAACGCAGTTGCAGCGTCACTCGCCATCGTCAAACACAGAGCATCTGCCAAGTCAGGCGAGGTTAAGCCACGCTTGCGCATCTCATCCTTACTCTCAGCCTTCATTTTACCACTAGAAGTAAAGCTGTAGCGTATGCTACTCAACTCTGCGATGAGCTTATCATTCTTCGGCAGCTTGCAGGAGCGATCCTCTAGCCAAGCCTTTGTCTTAAACCAAAGCTCACTTCTCAAGTTTAGGTAGGTATCGCCCATGCTTGGCGCTTCAGCAACGTTTACGCCGCGCACAGGTAAACCTAGCTCACGCAGGCGATCCACCACACCTGAGCCTACGCCAATGCTGTCAACAAGGATTTGCGTAGGCTGTCGTGAGGGCGGTAACGCCTCATACTCAGCAACAACACGACCCACAGTCTGCATCAAGTCTAACCCCTGCCACGCCATAATCTCGCTTACGACTGGCCCCTGCCTTTTACAAAGCGCAGTTTTATCCGTCCCAAAGCGAGCTACGTCTAACCCCCAGACCACACTCGTATGCTCCTCATCAATCTGCACATCGCGATGCGTGGCATTCTCAATAAGATGATACGGGATAATCGTGTCATCGTCAGCAAGCGGGAACTCACCCAGCACGCGAATACGATACGCATTGCTTTCCTCTCCGTATCGCTCACGCATCTCCTGAACGAACTCATCGCTCACCAGAGGACTATCCACGCAAGACCAACGGCGTGTCCACCAGCTATCAGAAAGGCGCGTCTGGCTTTCGAAAAACGTACCGCTAGACCGCGTAGGGTTGCTTAACATAATCGTAGTCGCGCTATGACCCGACATAGACCCAGCAGCAGCCTCAAATACCTGCTCGGGCACGCCAGAAGCCTCATCCACAACCAACATAACATGCTCAGAGTGAACGCCAGCCAATGCTTCAGGCGTTTCTGCGCGTGACGTTCTAGCAGAAATAAACATCTCACTCTGCGCAGACATATGCTCAACACGGTCAGACTTCACGTTCAACACGCTCTGCAAGCTTTCTGGTAGCTCATTTATCCAACGCTTCAGCTCTGCGAAAAGCGCGTCAAAAAGCTGGCTAGAGGTGGGCGCAGTTACAACAACTTTATTTGGGTAATGCATCAAAAAATACCATAGCATTGCCCACGATGCTGCTGTAGACTTACCAGTACCATGACCAGACCGAATGCTAATCTTGCGTTCGCCAGACGCAATCGCTTCCAGAAATTCTGCCTGATACGGCAATGGTTCCACGCCAAGCACCTCTTGCACAAATAAAGCAGGCTTCTTGCCGTACCGCTCAACAAACTGCAGCATTATGTTTTGCGACTGATCACTCATGGTCAATTACCTTGGCTTTCCGCAGCGCATCCAAATGCAAGTCACCAATGTTGATCTGAATGTTCTGCTGATTGCCACTACCATAGCGCGCCTTATTAAAACTGGCGGCAATAAAGTTGCGTTGGTGGGCTAAGCCCTTGGCGATGCCAATATCAACCTGACTGACATACTGCAGGTTTTTATCTACAGCTTCATTATCAGGATTGCGCGCAGCCGCCTTCTCATCAGCACGCTCTTCCTTCAACTCAACAAGCTCCTGAAGAGCAAGAGCAGCCTGCACATCAGCAATCTCAGCTTCAATCTCTTTTATTGCCCTGCCATACTCTTCGTTCTTCATCAGGTTGCGCTGCAGATAGCCACGATCCAACCCAAGCTCTTTTGCAATCATTGGAATAGTTTTGCCCGAAAGCAATTCTTGCTGCAAAGCTTCAGGGCCACCTCTACTATCAAGGGCTGCAAGAGCAGCTTTCAACTTAGGCTTACCAGCCATACATAACTCCTAAATTAGCCTCGCGTGTACTGTACTAATACTAATAATAATACCTATAGGTA